ATGGCTCAACACATTAAATTTACTAAATCGGTAATAGACTCTATTCCTTTGTCTGAAGAGAAACAAATCTTTTACAGAGATACAGTAACTATAGGATTTGGCTTATGTGTGGGCAAAACTAAAAGCTATTTCGCCGAAAAGAAAATGCCAAACGGCAAATCTAAACGTAAAGTTATTGGAAAGCATGGCGTTTATACATTAGAACAAGCCAGAACTGAAGCTAAACGCTTGCTAATCTTAATGGATGAAGGTGTAGATCCAGTTAAGCAAAAGCGTGATATACGAGCTTCAGCAATTCAAAATGATGCCTTACAAAAGCTAGTCCCTACCCTTGAGGAAGCTTATCAATACTATAAATTACGCAAGAAGCTGGCTGAAACTACTTTAATTGCCTATGACGGATGCATAGAGAACTACTTCAACGATTGGAAAGATATAAAACTTGATCAAATCACCAGTGCAATGATTATTGATCGTCATCTGAAACTTTCGGAAGCCAGCCCTTCCCGCGCTAATCTCGCATCAAAATTTTTACATGCTCTCTTTAACCATACGATTAGCAGGTATAAGGATGAATCTGGGAATAAAATTCTAAATATTAAAAACCCGGTTGTTATCGTTAAAGAAGAAAAAGCATTTAATAAAATTAAACGTAGGAAAGGCCACGTTCGTGCAGATCAGCGCGAAGCATGGGCACTAGCAGTTGCTACTACTTATTGGATGGGTGAACAAAATAATGACTTTAGAGCTTATACCAATCAGGACTTTTTGTTCTTAATCGCTTTAACTGGTTTTAGACGTAGTGAGGCTGAATCTGTTGAATGGAAAAATGTAGATCTTCAGTTCGGTACTATCAAAATCGTTAATACAAAGAACCATGAGGACCTTCTGCTACCTATGGGTGATACCCTTTGGCACATTATGAGCGAACGTAAAAAACGTGCTGGTGATAATAAATATGTATTTACCGATAGGAATGGTGTTTCCCATATTTCAGACCGCAGAGCTGCGCGTGAAAAGGTAACTGAGACTTCTGGTATCGAATTTACGTTCCATGATTTACGCCGAACTTTTGGCACCATTGCGAATAGCTTGGCCATAGGTAGCTATACGATTAAAAGGCTAATTAACCATACCACTGACGATGATGATAACGATGTAACTGATGGCTATATTCAAGTTTCTTTCGATGATTTAAAGAAAGCTATGAATATGATTGAAGAGGTAATTATTTCTGAACCGGTCAAAGCTTTGATTAAAAATCGCTTGTACTTTGAGAAAAATGAATCAAGAAATCAGACTCAAGAATTAATTAACCACAAAACTCGAGTGTTAGATAATTTTAAATAACTCTTACATTATTTTTATTTAGCATTTATTCATCTAAAAATATTAGAAGTATTTATATTAGTGCTAAATATTAAAAACCCGCACAAGGCGGGTTTCGTTTTAAAAAATATTTATTCTTTAGATAGCTTAGTTTTTCTAGTTTTTTTTGGAGGGTTTATTTCCTTTGCATCTACCATCAACTCATTATCTGTATCATCATCTTCAACTTTTTGTATTCCTATACTTTTTATTCCGATTTTTACTGTAGGCATTATATCACCGCTTGGAGTTTTATCTGTTCCAGCTCCAAAACTCAATTCCATTGTTGGAACATATAAGCCTTCTGTAATATTTTTTTCTTTAATAATTAAAGCAACTATGTCTTTAATATGCATAGAAATTTCAACAGAACTTGACATTTCCCCACCCTATTTCAGTTGTATTGTTCTTAAATGTTGTGGTGAATGATGTATTGGTGCTTTGTTCAATTGTAATAGTATGCGTATGATGAACTTCATCTAAAACTAAACATGAAGCTGCCTTTATCATCACTTCATTTAAGCTCATTTCATGCTCATATGCGTATTTAATTACTTCTTTATGTAATTCTGAGCCTATACGTACATTGAATGTTCCACTACAAGGTTTTTCTGGCTCAATATTGTGTTTTGCACAATGAAGTAGATAAGCATCAACTGCATCTTCAAATGCCTGTTTTAACTCAGCAAATGTTTCACCAGTATAAATGATCTTTGAATGTACAAAGAGAACTTCTCCGGCCAAGCATTCATCTTCAGCACTAAATTCCATAGAGCCTTCAAAGCCTTTGTATTTAAAAGTCTCTTTCATAGGTTTACTCCAATGCCATGATCTTCAAGAAAAGCTCTTGCTTTCTTTACATAGACAACTTTAAGTTCATTCCCCGGATGTGGCTTTAAAAAGTCTAATACTACACGTGGATCATCTTTGTAAAAAATACAGTGAGAGCTACCACGGCCATTAAACTCCAGTTTAAAGCCAAGTCGTTGCATCATTACAACAAAATCTTCCCATTTAAAATTTTTAGGTGGAGGATTCGAGAAGAATCGCTGCAATAGTTTATCCGCTTTTGTCACGCCGCTATTGTCCTTTTAAAGTTGTCTTATTGCAACTATTATTTAGTTGCTCAAATACTATCATATGTAATTTTTTTTCGCACTATCGATTAATCTAAACCATTCTAAAACTACTATAACTACATATTTTTATTTATTATTTTGAATAAATTTAATAACTAGTCAAGAAAATGACTTACATATTTTGAATTTCTTTTTCAATTTAATAACCCTAAAAATAAAAAAAATTCTAATAATTTATATTTGTGAAAGTAAAAATTGGAGGTTCTCGTGTGCGCAAACTACGAACCTATTTCAAAAGACCGGGTACACCTGCTAAACCTCTTCGAGCCGACATTCGACTATAAAGATGATGTTTATCCTGGTTACGACTGCCCTCTTATATTTTCTAAAGATGGCCATATCGAATGGCGTCAAGTTAAGTTTGGCATGATTCCACCTTGGAACCATGATTTAAAGTTTTCGAAATACACTTATAACGCTAGAACCGAGACAGTCGATAAAAAGCCAAGTTTTAGACATGCTTGGGCTAAAAGCCAGTTTGCTTTAATACCTGTAGAAAAGATCTATGAACCAAGATATGTAAATGGTAAAGCGGAAAGATGGGGAATTTATCGAGAGGATGGCTTACCTTTTACAATAGCTGCTATTTACGATTCTACTATCATTGATGGGCAACAAGTTCGATCAATGTCAATGCTGACTATTAATGCCGACAACCACCCTTTTATGTCACAGTTTCACAAGCCAGAAGATGAGAAGAGATCTATCATCGTCATTCCTGAAGAGTATCGAGAAGATTGGCTAAACTGCAAAAGAGAAAATGCTGATCAATTTTTCTTTGAGATGCCCCTAGGTGGATTTACTGCCGAATATTGCCCTAAACCAAGAAAATCAGCCAATTAAGTGCGTAGAATTTCCGACCAAATGCACTTTTGGCTACGTCAATTTTTGACTTCTATTTGTTTATCCACAGCTTTTTAAATTTGAATTTAAGCTCATCTCTAGAATATCATCTTGAATATGTTACAAAATCAAGCTAGGGGAAACATATGAGCGAAATTGCACCTTCCATTATCCAGATAAAACCGTACCTCACACAAGGTATTGTTTTATCTGAGGCTTTATCATTCAAGCAGGTTGTACCGTCAACTCACATGCTTATCCCCTACGCACTCGAAAAGATTTCAGCAGGCTTCCCCAGTCCCGCACAAGATTACATAGACAAAGTGCTCGATATGAATGAGCACTTAATTAAGAACGAAACTTCAACGTTTATTGTTAAAGTTGCTTCGCTTTCGATGCTTAACGCAGGCATTGATATTGATGACGAATTGATTGTCGACCGCAGTCTTGATGCAAAGCACGGCGATATTGTTGTTGCACTAATCGATAATGAATTTACGGTTAAGCGGCTAATGATTGATGAAAGCGGCCAATGGCTTAAAGCTGAGAATCCTGAATATAAAAATATCTATCTACAAGAGGGCCAAGAACTAATTATCTGGGGCGTTGTCACTCATATCATCAAAATGACACGGCATTAACTCATGAAACATGAGAACAAAGTATTTTTTCTCATCGATGTAAATAACATGTACGTTTCATGTGAGCGAGTCTTTGACCCATCTTTGAATAATAAACCAGTTATTGTTTTGTCAAATAACGATGGGTGCGCCGTGGCGCGTAGCAATGAGTCTAAAGCTTTAGGCATTAAAATGGGTGTGCCGCTTTTTCAAATTAAAGACATTGTTCAGCAACATAACGTAATCGTTCTTTCAAGCAACTATGCAATGTATGCAGAAATGTCACGGCGCTTTCATACGATTCTTGCTTCTTACGTAACTGCAGAAGAAGTTGAACCGTACTCGATTGATGAGTGCTTTGTAGACTTCACAGCTTATGAAAAGAACTTTGATTTAGAAAAAGTTGGCCAGCAAATGCGTCAACAAATATGGAAATGGCTTGGTTTGCCCGTTTGTGTCGGTATTGGTAGAAGTAAAACAGAAGCCAAGATTGCAAATCATATTGCAAAGAAAAATCCCGGCTTTAACAGCGTTTGTGATTTAGTGAATATGGATCCGTGCAACAAAGAATATTACTTTGCTCAAATAGATGTGAGTGAAGTCTGGGGCATCGGTCGTAAGCATTCAAAAAAACTTCAAACAATGGGAATTAATACGGTGCTTGATTTAGCTTGTGCGGAACCTCGAGAGATGCAAAAACGCTTTTCTATAGTTATGGCTCGTACTATCTATGAATTGCAAGGCATATCATGCATTGAGATCGAGCACACTCCCCCATCCAAAAAACAGATTGTTGCCTCTAGGTCTTTCGGTGGTCGCGTAACTGAATTAACAGATCTAAAAGAAGCGATATCAATGTATGCGCAAGATGCGTGTAAAAGGCTACGTGATGAAGGGCTTTTGTGTGGATGTATGATTGCTTTTGTACAGTCAAACCCTTTCGATCCAAATGTCCCTTTTTATAACAAATCAATTACCGGTTCGTTTTCTGAACCCACAGATTGTGCTATTTATTTCGTCAAAGCAGCAACAAGGATGTTAAACGACATATACAAAGAAGGAATTAAATATAAGAAGTGCGGCGTAGTGCTGACATGTTTAGAGCCGAAGTCTGGCCATACTTATGACCTACTTACAGATTTTGAAATGATAGAAAAAAAGGAACAATTGATGAGAGCGCTTGATAACGTGCATACAAAATTTGGAAAGAAAAAGATTGGCGTCGGGCCATGTTTTGTGCATAATCGAAAATGGAGCATGAGCCGCGACAAACTTAGCAGGAATCCCTTTCGGTGGGATGAACTACCACTGATAACGAAATGAGAAAATATTTGCTCACTTTTATTAACTATTACCAATTTTGAGCAAATTTTTGCTCAATTAACCCGTTAATGAGGAACTTAACATGAACTTTACACGACTAACTGACGAACAATTAACACAAACTCTTATCCCTAAGCGCTTTGTTCCACCCACCCCGCCAGAATATGAAGGGAAAAACATGGTCTATGTTTTTGATAGTGAAGATTCTTTTCATTTAACATATGATGAGTTAGTAGAGATTATTAGTAAGGCTCGTATGACAGGGCCACAAATGATTCCTATTTTAGGAACGGTTGGTGATTAATGAATAAAGAAGATAAGCAATCGCTATTGCTTTGGGGAATTGTTGCTTATTCGGTAGCATTATTAATGTATTGCACATCAAAAACATTGATTGGAGCGAGTGCAGATTCAATTTCTGCTTTTGGTTCAATACTATCTGCAATAGCAACAATATATGCTACTTTTATCGCAATAAAACTATATGCTGATTGGAAGGATCCTCACAAAGCAAGCTTCTATGTCAATGAATGTAAGAGTGTACTAGACATCTATAAGCAATTACATTTATGTCAGAGGAATTTAAGTATTCTTGAGTTGGAGTTATTTAATTTAATTAGCACCAAAAATGGTTTAGATATTAGAGAGGAAAGTGATTTTACTGAAGATGAATTAGAAAGATTAAAAACTCTTAACAACTTAGTGGATGCAGGAATTGATTCTTTATATACGAAAATAAGCGAACTACAAGCTGAAATTCTTATGCTTGCAGCTTTAACTGAAGATCCTGAGTTTTTAATACAAAGTATTAGTTTAGAAGCTAGTCTAACAAGATCTTATAAAGTACCACGTGAAGTTGATAGTAATTTAAATACTTTAGAAAAAGCAAAAAGGTTAAAGATCGCGAATCAAAATAATTATTTAATTGTACAAGGTAAAGAATTAATTCAGAAAGCAAAAGAATGGGGGAAAATTTAAAATCTAATAATTATTTTACTTGGGATGGTATGCTGCCTATATCCAAGTAATATATATTTAAAACTAAAGAACTTTACTTAAAATAAGAGACTATTATGGTAAAAAATACTGGACGGGAATATGAGGAATTTGTCCGATCTATCTATCAAGCAATTATTCAATCTGAATTTTTAGGCTTAAGTAATCAAAAAAACATAGAGGTAGAAATAAACAAAAAATTAATTGGTAGAGATGGTCTTGAACGTCAATTTGATATTTATTGGGAGTATGTTTTAGCGGGGCATTCGTATAAAACTGTGATTGAATGCAAAGACTATAACAGTAAAATCTCTGTTGATAAAATTGATGCATTTATTGGGAAATTAAATGAATTTCCAAACTTAAGGGGATTATACGCTACCAATAAAGGATACCAAACAGGTGCAAATATAAAAGCTGAACAGCACAATATTGATTTATTAATTGTTAGAGAACAAAATGATACGGATTGGGAAGATGAAAATGGAGATCCCCTAATTAAGCAAGTTAATATTGGAATCACAGCAATATTTCCTGCCAGAATTACAGGATTTAATATTTTAATCCCTAAAGAAGCGGATCCATATGATCCCAAAAGCATGTCAGGCATGAATAATGAAATAATAATTACCAATGAGGATATGAACGAACAATACTCTCTTTATGACCTACAACATAAACTTGTAGATAGCCATACTGAAGGATATGGAAAGTTTGAAAAAGAGTTTTTGTTTAAAGGCAAAGTTACTAATGGTGAATTTGTATTTGATATTGTAGGCTATAAAGTTAAATATGAAATATTAAAGCCAAGTACAGAAAATATGTTAATCGACTTCTCAACAAAACTTCTTGGAGTAGTTGAATATTTACATCAAGGTTCTAAATCACTAGTTTTTGATGATCATATTAAAAAGAGATAACTCAAAAATATAAAAGACATCCAATTTTAAATTGGATGTCTTTTTAAATATTAGCTTAGTTATTGAGGTACATCAGCAAGTTCATTCTCATGTCCAAGTGAATACTGAATTAACGGGAATTTATTTTCATCTTGGCCGCCTGCTACGCTTAAGATAATCCAACCTTCACGAAGGCAATTATTTACCTGTTTCGCATTATAAATAGTAATTACTTTTTTGATTTTAGTATAATCAACACTCATGATAAGTCTCCATTTTTTTCAAGCTTAAATATATTAAACATAATTTACAAATATTCAATTTGTTATGAAGAAATTATCCTAATTATTAAGGATTTTGTTTGCCCTCCTCAAAGGGCACTCACGCAAATCGAGACATTCACATTGTTATTGATCGTATGAGCTGTGCATCCTGAAAGCAGAATACACAGCAATATTAAAGCTTTCATGACATCCAACTTTTAATTTTGGCTAGATTGGCTTTACGTTCAACTAAGCCATTTGTACCGCCGTTGATACGGCGCGTAATAGTTAGCAAATCATCACGATCTGCAAGTTCATTCAATCCGTTGTTAGTCCAGAATTTACAAGCGACTAGCAAGCCAATACTCGGAATTGCTACAAGTTCGGGATGTGATTCAAAATCGATACCCAATGCACGACCATATTTTTGATAATTGGCACGACCAGTTAACTGAATAGGACCACGACCCTTAAACTTAACGCCATCACCAGCCATGACATTACCCAAGTCTTTACGGCCTTCATAAGCTGTGCCACTTGCGATTTCTTGCATATATCGGAAATTACCCGACTCATGTGTAAGCTGGGCAATGAAGTGAGCAAAGCGCAACTCATTGTAGAGAATTGCATAATCTTTGAAGTGTACGTTAGCTGCTAATGCTAGCTCTTCCGCTCGGCTTTGATTTGCGCCAAGTTTCTTAAATAATGCTGTAAGAGTGCCGCGCCCTATCTTTCCGTCAACTGTAACACCAAGTGTTCTTTGTAGATTTCTAAAATTCATTTCACTTTCCTCAGGTAATAAAAAACCGCCCGAAGGCGGCATTAACTGTTTTCAATGTCTTTTCTGGCTTTTTTAAACTCTTTGATCACTTCAACGATCGTTTTACCTTCCTGCTTATCAATGAAGTTAAAGATCCATCGGACCAAAGCCCAACCGGGTAATCCACAAACAAAGAAGAATCCACCAAGTGCTATCATCCCCCATACATCAGTAACCCATTCATGAAGCCCCCACTTCACGATGATGAATGAGCCGCCAGCAAGCTTGATACAACCGTACAGATCAAACCTACTGCCCACTCTTGTGGTGAACGTGGCATACGAGTCATTAATACCACTGCTGCAACCAAACCGACCGCTAAAGTCACCATGATTGCAATCCCGTACAATTTTAGTAGTGCTGTAAAACCGCTTGTGGAAACTGGTTCCATTAATTTCTCCAGATATTTTTAGACAATAAAAAAGCACCCCAATTGGGTGCTCATAGTTCTTTTAAGGTTTAAAGGGTTTGTAAGATTTTCCCTCCGTTAATCAATTGAGTTGTTAGAGGTGCCACCCCAACAATTGCAGGTCCACCCGGCCCCGGCTGGCCTTCCGTCGTTCCATGGTATTGCCAATTCCATGTTCCACCATTGGTAGACTTGGTACCACGTTCGCCCCATCCACCGCCATCACCTGATAATGGAGATCCATAACGGTCATTTTGGGTTCGATAACCTTTACCGGGTACCGAAGCTTCGGCATCAGTGATTTTTAGAACATTGAAATAGCTTCCAAAGTACCAACGCCAGTCTTGTGAGTCATTTGAAATTGGCTGGCCTGACATGACCCTTCCAAATGGTGCACCAGCCCCACCCGGAATACCCTGAACACCATAAGACAATCCAGTGTAAATACCGCTTGGTGTTGCGCCGCCACCAGATCCGCCTCGAGCTAGAGTACCGCCATCAATAATCAGGTTTAGTTTGCTGTGCCGGTTCAATAAACCGGGTGCTCCCTGAAACCCATCACGGCGGGGTTTGGTAAAGTTGTAATCCGGATCCGTTTCCCAAGCGCCAAATGCCAAATGAGGTAAACCGCCATCACCACCACGTCCAACTACAGCACCTTTAATCGTCAGATTCACCACCAGATCAGGTGGAAACTCACCAGTATCAATAGCAGGTAATTCTGATGCAGCTGGAACGATATACTCTCGTTTTGGAGGACTAGAGTTGTAGTCAAATTTATAGACAAATCTGGTTTCTGGTCGGTAAGAACTCGAACTTGAAACCAGCGCACCAGCTTCAACTACAAAGCTAATTTCGCCAGTCGTTGGCAAATCCCCTCTTTGCATCTGATACAAACGCGCCAAATTAATATCAAGCTGGTCATATCGAATGTAAATCGGTGAATCATCTACTGGCACATCAATAAAGTCCTTGTCATTGAGGTAATAACGTTCATCGTAATTAATTGCCGTAATGGTATTAGAGAACTGGTCAGCCGGTTCCCTTTTTGCAACCAGATAAGGCAGTGAGCCTTTGGTATCGTCATTAACTACTGTATAGATGGTATTTACAAAATCATCAGGACTTAGCTTTAAGGCCCCGTTCGGTAACCGCCCTAAAACCACCTTGTTCTTGGCAGATCCAGCGGTAACAGGAATAAGGTCCACTGTGCCATCCCCCATTTGCAAATAAATCACATAGCTCTTGCCTGCAATGAAATCTACATCATGGCTTAAGGTGAGGATTAAACCCTCTTGCTGTACCACTTCCCCGCTTTGATGAATACCATTGCGATAATCAGCTACAGCGATCCGGTCACGTAAAACCAGTAATTCTGATTCAGGTGCTGCATCAAAGGTAATGGATTTACGCTGGAACCGAAGCTTGTTCCAGAGCCGGTAAGCATTAAAATGAGCTTGCCATTTATTCCGTACACCAACGGATTTCACTTCTTTCGGGTTCTTTGCTCCTTTGTCTGGCAAATAGATATTGATACGACTATCGTCGGTCGGATCCGTGTATTCATAGATCAGTCCATCGTAGTCATCCATCACGCCAAAGGTAAGGTCATGCTTGTAACTATCCGGAATGATATTCCTGAAGTTAAACAGCATTACCGAGTTATCAGTTGGACGTTCAAAATAAAGCTTGAGCTTATTGTTTTGCCGATATGCGGTACAAAATACGGCATCACAAAGATTGGTAACCAGCTCTTCAAAAGACAGGTTTGTATCATCAATCGTAGTACAGAACTCAGCCGCAAGTGGTGTACCAAAATAATCAACTACATCGTTATAAGTCCGATAGATATTTTCCAGATCTATTTCGTCGATCGTACGGCGGCCTATCTTGTCATCCAGTGCCATTGAAACCAATGCATCAGCAAAGCTTGATGTTGGAAATAGCTCTGTCGTCATTGCGCCGTTTTTAAAAGTCGGCAACATTCGCTGAAGATCGAAATTGATCTTGCGGGACTTAACAGATAAAGCTCCAGTGGTTGCATAAGTGCGCGCACGAAAAACCGTTTCATGTTCATACACTGTGCTTTGCAAAGGATAAGCACCATAAAGCGCCTGCCACTTTACTTCATCTACTACCGTTGTAACCGCCGGTGTTGGTGTTAAACGACGTGCACGGACACTACAGCGACCTTGAAATGTCACCATATCCAGCGTTGCGCCAACTGTCTGACGTGACTTTGCCGAGCCTTTCAAAATGATCTGCTTCAGCATTGGATTACCAATAGCTGCACCAGATTCATTAACTGGTGTTACTTCAACTTCAATCGTGACGTTAACAGCCCCCTGATTTCCACCTGAAGAAACTGTGTAAAGTCCATTTGTGGCCACAAAGTTACATAGCACCCGACTTCGTTCGACATTGTCCAGAATGAATGGACCAATCCACTTTTCACCTATTGAACTGATCTTTGGTGACAAAGCTGCTGTTTGCTGGGTACTTAACTCTTTAAGCTTTAACCAGTTAGCATTAACAGCCGCCGGATTTGATAACGTCATTCGATCATCAGCTACCGATAGAACACTGTAAGTGCCGTTTAAATCATAAGTCTGGCCATTAAACGTGAATGAGGCATTGGTGATTTCTACACGGTCATTACTTACAAACTTTGTAGTTAAATCTGTGTTGTTTGCCGTTGCCCGAAAGATCTCGTTTGGATATGCAAAATGAAGGTAGTTCGTACCTTCTAAAGACTGTGTATCTGCTGGACGGAGAACTTGGCCATTAACAGAAGTTTGATGCTGAACCGTTAGTGGTGGCGTGGTAATTTCGGTACCAAGCGAGAAATATGGCTCACCCGAGACAATATCGACACCCGGTCGAAAGACTTCTACCGATGCGCCGGCAATATCAACAATGTTGGTTTCACCGTCATATGCACCGTTAATTTTATAGTGACCACGACCAATACAACCAACAACATGCTCTACTTCGACATTGTTTTCATATACCTTGTAAGGCACAGTAATCAGATCAGGGGTATCGTTAGCGGCACCATAAATATCTGCGATACGACCATTTACGCGAGTTTTATTTTCACGGTTTGATAATTCGTTATTTGCAGACGAGGATTGATTGTTATTCTGGTTGGTTTGGGTAATTGAGGGCACAGGCATTAATAATGCAACAGCCACACCCATAACTATAGAAGCAACCGCTATCCAAGCTAGAGTTATGGGGTCTATACCCTTGGGATTCTCAATTACAATGAAAGTGCCTGGCAAGAAATCGAGCTGCTTTAATTCATATGCATTCTTCGGTGTGACTTCATTCGCAAATGAAATTTCCGCATGATCCATATTGCTTATGGTATGAAAAATACGGACATGCTCAGGCATATGGTCATATTTTGAAGTAAGCCATTGACCCAAAGTTTCAGCGTGTTCAATTGTTTTGTCTTCGGATAAAGGGTCTTGTTTATAAATAATCTTAATCATAGAAACTCACACGATTAAATCCAAATGCTTGAACGACTTGAATTGGCATCCATGAAACGCCTGATTCCTGCAAATGCAAAATACGCCCCAAACGAAAAAGCCCCACATGTGGGGGCTTGTTTCGGTATCTAGAGTGAAAGGCGACTATGCAGCCTTCCTTGGGCATGGGCAATGGATTTAGTAACTTCAATCTTGATGGCAGAAATACCTTCTCTTTGACGGGCTTCATAAAAAACTCAAGCGCCTCTCCTCGATCAATATCATATAGATCCATTGCAGCTTCATGCGCGAAGTGAACACAGTTGTAGTGTTCCTCGTCATATTGCTTATCGAGCAAATGATCGTGACTCTTCATATAGCCCCCTTCAAACCACTAAAACGATCAAGCGAAAAGATATCTCCAGTCTTCGCAGTATTTAATCTTGGTGATTCAGCCTTGAATGTCACAGCTTTATGGTTCATTGCAACACTGGAGAGTTGCAGTCCGAGTAAATAAAACATTGGAGAATTCAGATTGTCTGAACTGTAAATCCGGTAATTTACTGTTGGCTTTACATCGGGATATTGGCCTTCAATTACCCGTTCAAACTCATCCGGCAAAATATCACCAAGCCCAGATATTGAAACGGTCAAAGTCTGGTCCAGATCACCGAGCATTCCGGATCTTTGAATTGTCATAGGAAGGTATTCGTAAAATACTTGCCCCGCGCCTTCATTGTGCTGAACATACACCCCGCGATCATCATTACGGACTACCCGGTAAGTATTCATAAAAGAAGGGTGTGATAGTTCAATACATTCCAATTGATAAACATCTACTTTTCGATTGAAAAAGAATTTGGCATATTCGTTATCCATTAGACCTCCCAATCTTTGATAAGTGCCTGATCAGCGATAAGGTTAGGCTGGTTTTGAACAACTTCGAGCTGTGCATTTACCCGGTAAAGGTTGCCATTCACTTCATTGGTCTTGAACGAGTTTGGAATGAAATTGCATAGATATTGCTGACGTGTTCCCTGATCAATGACCAGATCCGCATAGAATGAGGCTGGCTTATTCTGATAGATCCGCCAGAAAGCCATCATTTTATTGAAATCGGTTTTACTTAAATTCCAGTTAACATCAACAATGTGGCTATTACGTTTTACATCGATGTAATAGCGTCCACGCCCACCATCCATTTGTTGACGCTTTACATCATCACCCGGTGTTACGCCATAGCCGCTGGTCTGAGGATTTAGCTTTAACTTGTACATAACTTTCCTTCAGGTAATAAAAAACCACCTCGAAGGGTGGTTTGATGAAATAAGGTTTAGATATTTAAATTAATTACAAAAAAGATTTAACATTAAGAAATCGATTTAATAATAGTTTCTTTACCATCTTCAAAAATCTCTTTCACTACAAACTTGCAGTAAGCTCCATCTTGAGATGGTTCAGTCAGTAAAGCTGGATTCACAAAATCTTTGATCTGTTTTAAACGGATCAATTCATAATTTCCATTTCTTTCCAACTGATAGTCCATTTTTACATCACAACTATACATAGTAGTTGACCCAATAACAGAAGTAAGCCTGAAAGTTAACTTCTTATTTGCGGGTACTTTAAACTCAAAAAACTCTTCACCATTATTTAAACTGATTGTGGGTTTAGGCATATTTAATTTTTTGGGCTCATGCATAGAGCCATACTTTGTTAAATTATTTGAAATCTGCTTAGTTATTAGGTTTTTTGAAATTTTTTCACCCTCATTATTTTGATAAGTAATATAGAACTGCACCATGGGTACATTACTTCTATAAACCCTTAAATTGGCTGTATCACCTGCTATTTCATCTTGATACATATTTGTAGATCTTACGAGATTATTTACCGCAGGAATGGCACATCCCGTAAGGCCTAAAAGTGTTGTAGAAATTACAATTATTTTTTTCATGTCTTAACCATCAATTTTAATGCAAACAGACTCTATCACCTTGAAATTTAAATATTATGAAAATGAACCCTCCGAAAAGGGTTCAAATTATTAAGTACGATTCCGTCTTGCTGTCGTATTCTCAGTCAAAGACCGACTAATGGTTGAGTTTGGATTTGCGATTTGGTCACTTACAAGTTTCGGTACCTTTCTTGGAAGCTGCTTATCCAGTTCATCTGTAACAATGATCCGGACAGTTTTCTCATCCAATTGTTCGGCTTCAACTGTCGCCCCACTCACCTGATTAATCACTTCAATTTTAAAATTGATTGTCGGTAAAGCTGGCTCAATTGAAGGCATAATCTCAGCTTGAGGGCGTGAAGTACTTCCTAAAGTAAAGTCCTGAACATCATCCAGATTTGAGCGATCCTGAACTAAACCATTGGATGAGAAATAGACTTTACCGTCATGGAATAGGTCAGAATTTGCCGAAGACGCCAACTTAGGTGTGTCTCTATTAACTTTATAGATAATCTGAGTATCTTGAACCGGTTGATTAAAGATGTCAGCTTGCTTTTGGCTTTCTATAAAGGCATTAGAGCTCATCATTGCACGGCGCATGACACTATCAGCTGAGGCATTGTTATTGAGAAAAGCTTCAGGGTTTGCACTCTTACGCATTTTCTCAACTAAACCAACTCCCCCCCAGCGTTTAATATCTTCTTGGGACCAGACCACCTCTCCTTTATGGACAATACCAGCAGGCTGATATTTCCCACCTCGACCTGTATAACCACCTTCCGCAAAACCTTGATCTTTGATTGCCCGGATGTTTGCAATGATGCTTGCACCCTGTGCAACAGCTCCAGCAATTAATGGAATGTTAAGAGGAAAACCAGCTTTTGAAGCTGCTGCAATATTTTGCTGAATCGCAATACCCGCAGCTGCAATCGCATAAGCTTTATCTGCAGCGAACATGATTTTGTAAGCTTTAGATTGCTCTCCAAACATTGAACCAAACATAGATGTAAGAGAACCCATCATTTGGCCACCAAATGCAATTTGAGTGTTCAAGCGGTCTTGCTGATACTTATCTTCAATATCCTGAGCATTCTTTGCATATTCGGCAGCAATCTGATTACGTTGATCTTGAGCAGCTTGAATGATAGCTGTTTTCTGGTTTTCGTAATCCTGCTGACTTATAAGCTGTTGCTCAAATTGTGCATTTAAAGCCTCAATAGAATTTTGTTCATTTAAATTAACCACACCTTGCTGACTATCAAGTAGATTTGTCGCGGCACTTAGGCGGCTAGATCGTTCTTGATCTAGTCTATAGAACTCACCACTGCCATTCATATCAGCTTGAATACCACCCCATGCTTGACCAGCTTTTGCTGCACGATCAAGTGCTTCTAATCGTTCTTGATCACGTGATAATGCGAGTCGCTTACGTTTTTCCTCCTCATCTTTTACTGTTTTAGCAATTTCTTCTCGCTCCAATCGGTAGCGTTCTTGCATTGCCTCAGTTTCTGAAAGCAAGAATAATTTAGCTTGAAACAAACGTTGCTCTTGAGCAAGTTTTAGTAAACCTAATTCTTGTTGCAACTGTTGAGCTAACAAATTAACAGCTTCTTTACGCTGTTCTTTCGTCATCTCTAAGTCGTGTTCGGCTTCAAATTGACGTTTTGCAAAACTGTCCTTTAAAAGCTGCTCTTCCGACTTGGTGAAATCACGGAAAGAATCAAGCTTAGTCTTTGTAGCTTGCTCAGCAATGGCAATATCATTATCTGCACGTGCTTGAAGTTCTGCTTTAATTTCGGCCTTGCGTTCTGGGCTAAAGTTAGCTTTATCAACATCCTCAAGTTTTTTGGCCAGATCATTCCTAATCTTTGTTACTTGATTAGCAACCTCATTCTCCAACTGAAGGCGAAGTTTTGCCTGCTCCTCAGCCATTTTAGTTGTATCTTGAATAAGCTTATCAAAGTCTTTTGATGAAATATCGCCAGCAGAATAGCCATTAATACCAGCCATATAACTTTGATAGTCTTTCCAGTATTGATTATTATTTTTACCAATACCTTTACCCTTCATTACATTGCCTTCACCTGCATGGTATGCACGTACAGCCTTTTCTAAATCACCTTTAAAAAGCTTCAAAAGATAAGACATATACTTAGCCGCACCTTCAGCAGACTGTGCTAAATCAGTGCGGTCTTTTACGCCATATTGCTTGGCAGTACCTTCGAGAAACTGAAATCCACCAGTCGCCCCGGTTTCTTTGTTATAGGCTTTTGCATTACCTTTCGATTCGATCATATGAATCGCGGATAATGTTCCTGATGGAAGTTTGTATTTAGACTCTAGATCTGCAAAGCCGAATTTTGAAGCATTTGCTAGAACTTTCGCATTTACATTTAGTACTTTTTGCTGATTTTTAAGCTCCTTGTTTTGCTCACGTATAGAATCAGTTCTAGCATCCGTGATGGCTTTGATTGATTCTTCTGCTTTCCAAGTATCCGTTAATGCTTTCATAGCCTCTCGGTCTGCTGCCTTAAGACCCTTAGCTAATGAATCTTTATAAAGCTTCAGTAAATCATTAGCCTGAGACTCAGAAAAACCCTTTTTCATTACTATCTCGACAAATTGCGTATCCCATAATTTATCTGCATACAATTTCTGTAAGGACTTTTGAGCCTCATCTGCAGCCTGTTTTGTATTCTTGATAGCATCAGCATGTTTCTGCTGCTCAATTGCTGCATTTTGTGCTTTGTTACCTGTTAAGATAACTTCAATACCAAACAATTTAATGGCTGTTTTGGTCTTATCAGCTTTTTCATAAGCCTCATTGTATTTGTCGATTTGCTCCTTTAATGCATCTCTTAAGCTTGGAGGTAACTTCTGTTTAGCAAGTTGCTCCATAGCCTCCTTGTAGCTAATTGTGCCCAATCGAGCTTCATTAGAAATCCTTGTAAGTTCAACATTACCTTTACCGAAGTTTTGAATATCAATTAAAGCTGAACCAACAGCCATTTCTGTTTTTTTCAACTCCTCATTTTGAGCTTTAAAGGCCGTTGTTAAGTCATTAATAGCTTTAGTTTTTGCCTCACCTTTTAAGCCTTTTAATTCTTCAGCTGTACGGTTAGCCACTTCGGCTTGTTCAGCAAGTGTTCTATTCGCTTCTTCTGCCTTACCTTTAAAATAAGTATATGTTGCTGCTAGAGCGGATACTCCTAGGGTAATTGCTCCAATTGGTCCGCCGATAAGTCCTAATGCTCGACTACCAATACTACCAACTAAAGAAGAAGCTGCTGAGAGCCTAGTTTGCGCAGCAGTTTGTGCATTTGTAGCAGCAGTTACTGCTGCCTGTGCTTGTGCGTATCGAGTTGCTGCCGCAGTTGCTCCAAATTTAGCTTGGGTTTCGGCATTTGTTGCTCGCACATTCGCGAGATGAGCTTTTGCTGCATTCAAAGCAGCGGTAGCTTCTGCATATTCTGCTTGAGCATTTAATACAGAGGCTTGCCGGCTCGCTAATGTTGATGCCATCCCCTCTTTAACCGCTGTACTCTTAATTAAAATTGCACGAGTTATATAACCAATACCAACGACCAAAGCCCCATCAGCAATTAAATCTAAATTACTTGCAAGAGTTTGAATGGATCCAGCTAATACCTGTGCTGCACCACTACCTTTACCAGCCTCTCCAACAAATTTAATGATTTCGTTATTTAAAAGAGTGAGTGATTGACCAATTGTGATATCAGTTTTAGCGAAAAGTGCATCCACATCGTCTTGGGCGTTTTTAAGTGCTTTAACGATTTCTTTTGAAGTAATTTTGCCTTCTGCAGCTACTGACCGTAGCTGACCAACGGTGATGCCCATACCTTGTGCAATAGCTTTTGCTAAAGCTGGTGTTTGCTCCATTACAGAGTTAAGCTCTTCACCACGTAATGTGCCGCTTGCTAAAGCTTGCCCGAATTGGACTAAAGCGGCATCAGCAGCTTCTGCGCTAGCTCCACTAATTGCTACAGCTTTTGATCCCGTTTCAGTTAAGCGAGCCGTATCATCCATAGTTAAATTCAGTGTTTGAGCATTGTCACTAAAACGTTGGTACACCTGTAAAACAGAATCCCAAGCTGAATAGGTTTTTTGTGCGATCTGGAATGTATCTTCAGTCGCTTTATTCAATTCAGCCTGATTATTAGTAACGAGCTTTAGACGGTTCTGAAGGCCCGTATAAGTGTCCATATTATTAATGGCAGCATTAATCGTTACTAAACCAGCCATATATCCTGCTAAGGACTTTATAGCTGTACTGTAAGAACGAGCAGACTTTTCTTGCTTGTCTAATTCTTGTGTTGTCGTTTTTATTTCTTGTCCATATTTTTGGACTTGCTGCGATGCTTGTTTAGTGGCTTCACCAGTTTTACCTACCACAGACGAAGAATTGTTAACCGTGGTATTAAATTTTTGAACAATATTATTTGTGACGTTGATTTGATTGCCCAGTTCTTTGGAAGTACGTGTAGCTGAATCACCTTTTTCGGTAATTTTAGACATTTCATCAGCTAAAGCCTTAGCATTCCGTACAGCATTCTGCGAATCAATAACAACAACCAAACGCGATTCTTGTGCCATCTTTACTTTCCTCTAGGCAATAAAAAACCCACTCAATGAGTGGGTTTGTGAATAAAGTTGCTTTACCAATCAGCATTAACTTTTTGTTGAGTTTTGATCTTTTCAGCCATTTGATCAGATGATTTATTTAATTCATCCATAATTATTTTAGCTGATGGATAATTTTCGGTAATAGTACGATTGGTTTCACTATAGCGAACTCCGCTAATTACCTGTGCTGGTTTATAGTGAGTAAGATTATCGTAACTTACTTTCATTTTCCCATCTTTTGTATCTACGCGCACTGTGAAATCTACTCGATCACCAGCAGTAACAGTCATACAATCAGCAAACCCAGAACAACGGTATGGCATATTACCTTTGCCAATAATTGAACCCGTAGTCTTATCTTCGTACTGAATTACTGCATTTGCTGAGCGAAAAGCTGTTGCAAACCATTGACGCGCGCCATCATAAATTTGGCCTTGCTTTAATCCATCTATTTGATAAACCTTTTCAAACTTTACAGGTTCTGATGGTTGCTGAGGGGTAGTAGCACACCCAACTAATCCCAAACTCAATAATCCAGTAGCCAATAATTTTTTCATGAATTTCACCGTTTGTTATAAAGTGTACTAACTTTAACAAACTGGTTACTAAATGTCACATAAAGCAAGACCACCCGAAGGTGGTCTTTAATCATGTTACTAGAGTTTTGGTTTCAAAACTCTAAATATTGCTATTGGGGTAATACCGTAGGCGGTCTGAGGTCTGCCAGCAAACTCTCTCACCATTTTTATCATACTGACCACACCATCTCTAAATTCATTTGGATCTGTATTAAAAGTGAAATTATCAAAAGGTAAAGCATCCAATACACCCAAAACATACCAGCTACCAGCTAGAAACTCACTATGTTTAAAATTCAAATCAGTTGGGGTACCTACAATTTCATCCCTATTCAATGTCATCCATACTTCATTACACAAACTTACACCAGTTTCTTCATCTTTTTGTCCAGTGTCATGAAGTAGCTTGGCCTCAAGCCCAAAAGGTATTCCTCTAACCATATTGGCTGCATCTTTGGTGTTTTCTTTTAATGCTTTTGCTAATTCCCGAGCTTCCTTGGTATTCTTTTTGGTTAAGTCCTTGATGTAAAAGTTTAAAGCTGGTTCAACCAACTCCTTAACTACACCGATATCAGTGACCCCTAAGCGTCCCTCAAGCAATACAAGATTTCCCAGCATGTCATCATTTAACTCTCTGTTAATGAACCCTAGTTCATCTAACCGGTTAATCATCTCTCTTGGCATAGTAGGAATACCATCATAAAGATGCTCTGAAGTAGTGTTTACAGTGTGGTCATTAGCAAGTTTTCCGCCTGTTACGGCAGGAACACCAACTGTAGCCTCCAACTTCCTTGTGTCTCCAATTTGGCTTGTATTTTTAAGAGCATTCAAGGAGCCTAGTCCATTAAGCTGAGCATAAAATGATTTTATTTTTGGATTGTCTAGGTAAAAAAAATCAAAGATTGATTCTGTGGTTGGTGAGTTTTGCGCCACGGTTTATTTGCTCCTCAGCTTTTTTTCTATGGTCATTATACTGAGTAGCACTTTCTTGCATAGCTCTTTTAAAAGAATCCGCTGCATCAGACATAAGCTTGCTAGCTTCTTTTTTGTTATCGGTTTTATTTGAATTGTTAAAAATAAACGAAAAGTTCATATTCGAACCTCCTGTGACAAAAATACCCTCTTATCATTTGATAACAGGGTCTCTATACCATCAAGCGTACCCACTAATGACAGCAGTGTCAATACAGAATCGTCGTGCCAATGTCAACCACTTGACCGTATTATGTTACATCAATCGCGCTATATCACGTCGCAAAGTCTAAGTTATGTCCCGAAAGTCAGCATTTAAGTCTTCGTCGCTCGTTGCGTCGCCTTCTTATGCGCCTCATCCAGAAACAGGTTATCCAAAGCAAAAACACAGTCATTAAAGATATGAGCAGCAACAGGCAAATCATTATGCTCAGCATAGACATTGATTGCCTGTTGGTCTAATGATAAGGGGATGCTTTGCTCATACCGTCTGGATCTGCAAATAGTGCTAAATGCCGAAAGGATAGATTCAGCCTCATAAGAATATTCCGGCGGATCAGGAATACGACCACCTAAGAACTTGATTTGTTCGATTTCGTGCGGCGTTTTCGACGCATACGTTTTTTGGTATTTGTAGAGCTCGATGACTTTCCCAGAATTAAAGCCTTGTCCTTGTCGGCTTCTTCCTGAATCTTCTGGGCCTGTGCTTTAATGAATAGCCAGATTGAAATACCAATATCACCAAGATTAAGAAGCTTTGAGGCATTCTCAGGTGTATATGGCTTTTCAGACTCAACAGTTTTACCGTCTACGATTTCGGCAAATACCACACCTTTCCAGTCTTCAATTAAGTGGGCAGCACATGCATCCATTAACAATTCGTGATAAAGCTTGGCATCTTCATCTTTGACCATCACATCATAGCCTTTAGACGAGATCTGGTTTCCTGCCCGTTCGATAGCTACCTGAAAAGGCTTATAAGCGATACCACGGACTTTGAACTCAGCCTGTACATCGCCATCAGCACCCTTGTATTCACACCATTTTGATACGTCTGAGCTTTTAATAATTCCGACTTTTAAAGCCATAACAACCTCTGAAATTTTAGGAATAAAAAAGCCCATGGAATTTCATAGGCTTTGTTACTGAATGAGCTGATTAAACAAGAGCACGTACAATCGTTGGCGCTGTACGGACTTGGGCAAAGTTGATGTCTAAAGTAATGATGTCATCACCACCACCATCCGGGTGGTTGGCTTCCATTACTTCCAATTGCGGGAAATTGAACGAGTATTTACTGCCTTTGCTGTCTTTAATATCAAAGGTCAGTGTAAATACATCACGGGTTTTAATTGCATCAATCCACCCTGCTGAAGTTGACGAGAACATTAATGAAGCATTCGCTTCAATATCCATCATCTTTTCAATGTAAAACTCAGGTGTGTATTTACCTGAACCAATACAACGGATCGCTTCAAGGTTGTTATTGATAGAAATAGTCAAAGACTGTAGACATGCCTTACCTTGGATAGACTGACCATTAATAAGCAAGTTCTCCACGTTCGGCATACTAACCAAAGGACGAGTTGAAGCTGCCACCGGATTCACTACAGGGTTAGTTTGCTGACGGGTAAATGAGCTACCTACAAGACCAAAGTTACCAGTGATCTTTCCTGTAGTCTGGATAGTAATTTCACCAGAATTGACCTGTACTCCACGATAAATAAAGACTTGGCCAACATCTTCGAAAACTTTAACCAGCGTTAATGACTTACGTACCGTACCACCAAAACTTAAAGCGTTACCCGCCCAATTATTGAAGGCTAAAGCACTTAAGAATAGATCAAATGTTCCAAGTGATAATTCAAACTCTAACTGACCTGCTACTTCTGCTTCAGTAACTACCCCACCTTGTCGAAAACGTGAATCAACCACTTCACTGCTTTCTTCAGTAGAAACATTTTCAGATAAACCATCACTTACACGGCGAACTGTGTACCAGATCGGGTTTGCTGGAGTTGTTCCTAAAACTGCTTCTTCACAAGCATATAATCGAATTTTTGCGCCTGAACTCATTTATGGTTCTCCAAAATTTAGGCAATAAAAAACCCGCTGAGTTAGCGGGTTATTAAAGTGTTTCGTTTGTATCTGAGATTTCGGGCGGTTCTACACCATTCATTGCTGCAGCAACTGCCTGAGATAAGTTAGTCGGCTGGAAATCCACTGGTGTTTCACTCAACGGCTCATCAGGCTCCGGCTCAGGTTCTTCATGCAGACGGATATCAATCCAGCGGCCTTCTGGAATATCGAGTGGATTTTCGAGATCAGCTACAATGGCTGCCTTTTCCACATCAAACTTACGTTTATAAGTTTTAATTGAAAGATCGCCGTTTTCTAATGTTGAATATTCAACTGCTACTACCGTATTGCCATTAGCATCTTTAGGCACTTCGATGTACCAGCCTTCCTGAGCAAAACCTAATGAGCCTTTCACTAAGTAATCACCAGTACCCAACTTATCGAAAGTGATTGGTTGCTTAGCTGCATCGTTATTTAGCTCAATATGACTTTGAAAAAGCTTAACGACTGGTGAAGCGGCTTTAATAAAGCCTGAACCATCCACGGTTGTATTGTGTTCACCTCTTAGTGCATACCATGGTGAATAAGACCCTTGGTAACTATGTCGCCTGAATCCGATATAAGTAGACGAAGTTCCAACACTGATTTGTGCCGCATGTTCGCTTGCACTGGCAATGTTTAGTCCAAGAATATACTGGGCAAAAATACCCGGATAATCACCTGCTGCGGAAGCATTAGCCCCGGTACTCTGCAAACCGATAAAACTCCCTCGAGTATCGAGAGTTGATAGTGCAACATTGGACAGTGCGAAGTTAGCGGCAAAGCCATTATTCACGATACGCTGGTATTCTGCGCTACTGGCATCCAGTAATCGCTTCCATGGCGTCCAGTTGGTTAAATCTGAGGTAGAGCGAAACCAGATCCGGCCGCTTGATGCGGAAATATACACCTGATTACGGTAATTATTAGTTCCAGCAACGTTCAATACTAACAATGACCCTACAACACCAGCCTCTGGAAAGTTTAAAGCAAGAGTTGCACTGGCAAATGTGTCATTGCCATAGAACCCCACGGTAGTCATATTATTCAGATCACTTCCATTAACATCTGTGTTTCTTAATGGTTTCCCTAAACCAAAATCACCAACCCGAAGCACTCTTCCAATCGTATCATCGGAAAATGAAGTCGTTAGGTTTGCAGCTGCAGCCGTTCCAGCCCCCTGAACTTGTGAAAGCTGTGGGCTTAAGTTTGGAATACCCGAAGCAAAAGGCAACATGAACTGCCGTTTACCCTGCGAAGCGTTATAAGGGAACGGCCGATGATCCCAATTAAATTTAAATACAAGATTTGCCATTATGCTGTCACCCCATCAATTACTTGGAAAATCAAAGTATCTGTATGCTGGGTAACTCCATTCACGACAGCCTTAATATCCATCTGACACAAACCTAAAGGCCAAGCTGCTGTGCTTGCACCTGATTTAACGTTAAGCCATCCCTTCTGTGTGCTCTGGTTTAGAGCTGTGCAAGTCAAGGTAGCCACAGCTGCTTCATCAGCCAAAGCTTTAATCTGTGAAGTAAAGGTGTAACCGGTTAGATCAATTGCACGGCGGATATCATCGGGTGGGTATTGCAGGGTTTCATCCATATCAACTAGCTGAAGATTTAAGTTGAAAGTGTCACCACGCTTAAATACAAAATTGCTCATAAGTGATTCCTATAGACATAAAAAAACCACCGATGAGGTGGTAGTGAATAAGACATAAAATACCTCTCAAAAAGGAGGTCTCATAATTCAAATTAGTTAATATCTAGGTTTATATCTCTTGTTTCCTCCACTCGTAATACAGTAGTGCCCACCTCTAGGACCCACGCAATAATCCACCACAGCACATGAACAATCACTATCGTAGTAGGTTTTTTTCTGTTTTCTTTCAGAATGATGAGGATGAGATTTTAAGGCCTGATAATTATTTGACGTGGTTGATCGAGACTTTTGTTTAAAGCAACCATCCGTTTCACATAATAGCTTTGTTGATAACCACTGAGGTGATGAGGAATTTAAGGAAATACGTGCCCAGTTTCCTTTCGTCTCATAAATATCAACTTTTTCTCCACGTCCTAACTTTCCTACTACGTGACCGTTTGGTTTATCTCTAATATTTAAAGAATTAGTGTTGATATATTTTGATTCGATAACTTCCTCTACTGCACTCTGCGCATTTTCTGAGTCTGAAGTTTGTTTTGGAGAGTTATCATTGCCTGAACCAAAAATCCCTAAAGCTACTAATCCTGCGGCACCCCAGCCTAAAGTTGATTTTTTCATGTTTTACCATTTGTTATAAATTTCCATTACTGTAACAGAATGTAATCACAAATGATAATATGCTGAGGTCATTAAAAATAATCGCCTTGCAGTAGCTTTTTCTTGAACTCAAAGCTCATTATCTAAATCAACACTTACTCCAGTAACTACATTATGTTTAGTTCCACCAAGACTATTCACATTGGCCAAACGTATATTCACATCGGAAACACATAGCTTATTTTCGCTTTGCCACTTCTTCAGTTCAACAGCCATAACATCTTCAAGATGTCGTTCCAGCTCTTGCCGTTTAATTTCGATTTCTTCTAAAGTCAGCATACATGACATATCAATTCACCTTAAACCCAATGCTCACATTATACTGAATGAAATCAGCATCTTTACCCGCATAAATAGATTGGCCATTCAAACATTCTAAGTGTTCGATTGTGAAATATTCAAAATGTGCCAGTAAAGCATCGCCAAGAACCGTTAAAGCTTTTTCTCCCACATGAAGTCGATCGAAACATTGAATCATGATATTACCGGTACGGCGAGTACATGGCTTATCTGCAATGCCAGAAGTAAAACTGGGACCACCTGCAATCGTTAAGCGGCACCAAACACCATCTTTAGGTACATTAAAGCCTGGTAAATTTGGATACTGAATTCTGTCTTGCGTAATACCTGTAAAGCTTTGCATACGATCGATAATAGCTTGCCTTGTCTGCTCTAAGGTCATTGCCATTTTAGCCACCGTACTTTTGAGAAATAAAGTTATACGTGAGGCCATAAATACCTTGCGGCGCTTGATCGGACCAACCGTTTTCCAAGCGCTCAGCATAAGGCTGGTTGTTCTGTATGTAGACCAAATTGCCCAATTTAATCTTTACAGCTTGAATAGCGGCATCTTGAACGGAGTTTGTTTCAGGTCCACGTATGCCATAGTCACCAGATCCAATCGAAACAATATGTGAAGCACGGTATGCTCCAGTATCGACGGGACTTAAATTAACTAAAGATTGCACAGTATCTATAACAATATTCTTTACATGCGCTTCTGCTGCTTTAGATACCTCAAGGCTAAAACTAGTCGGCTTTTTCCCCTTCCATCCCATGCTTTACCTCACTTTCTTCATACATTTCGAAAAGGTCTTGAGCGATCGCTTGAATTGAATATGCTTCAAACTCAACACTAGGTTCGCTTTCACCCATTCGCTTCTTTACTATTTGCCAGATATGAACAGCCTCGTGTAAAAGCAATCCATAAACTTGTATTTGGTTCTTATCCGCTGTATCTCCAATTTGGACAATTGCATATGCACCATCTGAATAAGAACTAACCTGAGCATCCGCCCCCATATCTAAAAATTGATCAGCTTTGCCCATATCTTCAAATAACAAATCCATATGTATTTGATTTCTAGCAAGTGCATATTTGACATGTTGAAACGGTGAAATGTACCACTCTGGAACATAATTAGTATTAACCATGGCTAAACCTATCAACTTGGCAAAGGCGTTTCTGTGGCTTCTCTACCATCAAATGCGTTATGAATAAAAATGCCATCCACATATTGGGGATGGCATTCGCAATGAAAAAATGAATGAGGTTTTAAATCTTCATCAGGTACAACCTGAAAGCTGTCATAGACCTCATGTACAGTCCACGTCATATTTACTCCAATAAAAAACCCACCGAAGTGGGTTTATTTACATATTTAATTTTAAACAGGTAACTTGCGAATTTATTTCTTTAACTCTATTACAAATCTTTGGGAAAGTTTCATCATAAAGCTCTGAGTTTTTTAAATAGTTAGCCCTATTGTAATTATTATCATTGAAATTAAGTTCATTATTTAAGCTAAATGAAAAATACTCCATCATATGCAATTGATCTAGGGCTTTGTTTGCATACTTATTAAAGTTAATTACTAGTTCTTTAAAAGATTCAATTTCTTTATTTGATAATAGAAACTGGTCATACATTCGCTCCAATTCTATTGTTTGTTTTAGTATTAATTGCCGATCTTCCCTATTAACAAACATTTTAGAATTGTTTTCTTTTTCTTTAATAATTTTTGCATGGTAGTGACCTAATCCATTCTGAATATTAAATGATAAGTTTTTAATATCTTCTAAAAGTTGAAATGTTTCTTTCAAACGATGTTCAACTCTCCAATCACTAAAGAGAATAAGTGCTGCAATTGGTGCAAAAAATGCGGCTGTTATTGTTAATGAATCTTTTAATACTTCATAAAAAATCGATGAATTAATTGGCTTAGTTAAATCAGATTTTAATATGAAGCCAAAGATCAAGTATGTTAAACAGAATAGTCCCAGCCAAAAGATTGAGATCTCTATTTTATCTTTTAGTTTTCTTTTAGCCATATATTCCCCTAGTTTAGAAGGATATTAGAACAAGTAATCAAACCTTCCTCAACTGACATTTCCAAATAGTTGCAGCTGGATCCTGTTGAATGTGTTTAACACGAAAAACACCTAAGGGTGTTACCCACTCATCTTCCATTATGGGAACCATGGTTACTTCATTTTGAAGAACGGTTGCTTTCTTATCTGTGGCCAGTACTCCAAGCGTTTGTATTTCATATTGACTGTATGAGCCAAAAAGTACACCTCGGCCAGAATAATTTTCTTTAACTTCAACATAAGTCTCTGTCTTAGGATCCCAATTCGTTTTAGAGATCCGCTCACAAGTAAATGAATGAACGGCGTCCGCTAAATCTTCATTAAATGCTTCAGCAATATCTGCCTGAATTTCGTCACGTAAGCCCATATCATGCCCTGTAAAGTGGTATGCCAAAGCCATTTAAACTTGCATTTGGATCTTTCAAATCAAGTGAATCAATAAAATCAATTGCTATCTGTTCAAAGCTAGAGATTGCTTCAGATCCGTCTTGATATTCTTTTTCTGACTCAACAGAATCAGCTTTAACTTTCTTACGCTTCAACTGCTGGTCTTTGCCGTTATAAATTACCTTGGCCAGAATTCCTTTGATAATTTCACATGCAGCATCTTTAAGAAGTGGATCAATAGGATCCGGTACAAAACCTATTCTGTTTTTCATCCAGACATTTGCCAGTTTAACCAGACGAGCTTTATCACTGTCTGGTGCAAAATCGCTGCCCAAAATTGAATTTGCGTCATCTACAGTAATAAAGCTCATTGCATTATTCCTTCGGGATTAATTTAAGGAGTTCTGCTTTTGTTGCAGACGGCTTGTAACCAATGTTTTTACTAGCCAAATACTCTTTTAATTGATCATTTGACCAGTTTTCAAAATCATTAGCTGCCGTTTCTGTAGTAGGATTTTCTGCCGCTTTTCCAGCTTCCAATTCAGCAATACGTGCCTGCATTGCAGGAATATCGTTTTTAAAAGCTTCAAATTCAGCTTGGATGCTTACCAATTGTTCTTCAGCTGTTTTGGCCGCTTTGTCTGCCAGTACCACAGCATCTTTTAAACGTGAATTTTCAGAAAGTAATTCCGAACTATTACCATTGGCCTGTTCTAAGATTTCAATTTTCTGCTTAAGCTTAGTATTTTCTTCAACTACCTTTTCACATTCAGCTTTTGCATCATCAATCACAGCTTGAAGTTCAGGGGTAATTCCCACTGCGACATTTACCGTGGCCAAAGTCGTTTTTTGTGGCTCTTCCAACTTACGAACTTCAACTGGAACTTCTAAAGATTCGTAATCCTTTTGAATCTTTGGATAATTACCGTAAATAATTACTTCTTTTGCTTTCAGATTTGGGGCTTCATAATAGTCAGGGTTAGCAATAATGCCCGTCTCTAATGCAGCCGCTGCTGCAATGCGTGTATAGATAATCTTCATGGTGCTTTCTCTTAATTATAAAAAAGAGGGCTTATTAGCCCCCCTACGGTTTTAATTTTTAGGTTTTAACCAGTTGTCGCTGTACCTGATAAATCAAGTAAGGTACCTGCTGTCATTTTGTTGCTGGTTGCATATTTAATCCAGTTAGCACTTGAACCAAGTAATGTAAGATCAGGATTTTCACCTTTCGATGTATCCCAGCTATAACCAAGAATATCTAGGTTAAATGCACCTTCAGCACGCATACCGATTGCCAAGTTTTCTTCATCATTGATGTCATAAGCTCGGAAGCCCGGTACTTGTGATTCAGTTACTGTTACAGCACCATACTGCAAGCCAAAAGCATCGTTATCCCCTACAGCATCAGTCACCAAGACTGGCTTACCTAATGTACCGGGTAAACCGCCATAGATAACGATTTCAGATTCACCATAAATTTGCTTAGTGATTGCATCATCGACAATATCGAAATATGTATCTGAGTTCATCACCCATAAACCAATACGGCCAAACTTATCACCAAACTTTCGCATACCACGAGTTAATGCTTTGCGGCCGTCAACAACGATACTCCCTTTCGCAACCATGTCGGGATTGCTAGAAATAGCAGCTTTTAAAGAAGCTAAGCTGTACTCTAAACGTCCTGCAACCAATGCATCTGCAAGATCGTAACCAACAACCATAGCAAATTCTTCTGGTGTACGAGCACGGCGCTTAAATGCCTCTTCAGTTGATGCATAAGGACCATATTTATATGGAATTTTTACACCTACAGACTCACCTGCACCGATTTTTTCCGGAGTTACTTTTGCATTGGAGTTCACATCACGATGTTTAATGCTACCACCAACTTTGTAGAATGCATTTTTATTGAAGTCACCTTGAATGATTTCATTACGATAAATAATCGCACCATTGGAAGCTTCATTAAAGACATTCAAATTGTCTTGTAAACGTTCTAAATACGCTGTTTGGGCCAGTTGGTTGTAGATGATCATGTCGGAATTAACTGTCGTAGTCATAACTACTTTTCTCCAAATATTTAATGATTAGTTCGGTAGTTTTAGGAAGGCATCATTGCCATGTTCTTTGATGTAATCTGCTTTCTGAGAAACAGACATTTCACTGCGTTTCATTCCTGTAGGTGCTCCACCTTTGCCCCCACCTTGAAAACCGCCACCAGTTCCTTTACCACCTTTAAGAATTAAGTCTTTATGCTGGTATCCACCAACCAATGACTCTAAAGCTTCATCAACATTTGCAAGTTCACCCGGGCGGACACGTGAATAAATCTTTTCGCCGTTCGGATCATATGCAACCACTTTGCCTTCTTCGATTTTGAAGTGATGACCAAAGGTTGCCTGAACCATGTCCACAGGTACTGCAATGTTGTCTTGAATGTACTTAGAACGAGCAAAACCACCGCCGATTAGTTCTTTATGTAAAGAGGCTTCTAGTGCGTCACGTTGCTCAACAATCGGAGCATATTTTTCTTCAACTGCCTTGATAGCTTCAGCTTTCACTTTCTCAACTTCACCAGCATCCACCAGCTTTTTATCGTCGAGATTTTGGATTGTTTGTAATGCCTTTTTAGCTGCCGCTGGGTCTTCAATTCCTTCAAAAGCTTTTAGGGCTTTTTCGGCTGCTTCTTTGGCTTCACGATGTGTTTTAGCTTCACCATTTAATCGAGCAATTGTCGCCACAGAATGTGCAGCATCATGTGGCATTTCTTTCCCATCATCATGGACATAGATAGGTTTATCACCCTCTACTTCCGCATAAACTTTACCGTCGATTGTTACTGTTTTAAGTTTCATTGGTCATCCAACCTATATATACAAAATGGGCATCCGCCCGGATTCGCCGTTAGCATCCGCTTTCGGCAGGCAATAAAAAAAGCGCCCTTTAGGACGCTTCATTTCGATTAAAAACTTAGAAATTTGTTGCAAATAAACGGTAGCCTTCTAGCTCCCAAAGTTTATTTTCAGCTGACTTTTCTGCATTTCCACGAGCCATACGCTCACCAATTTCAGCATCAAAGTTTTCAGCATTCACACATGCACTAAAACCCGTTGCTAGAAAAAACTTTCCATCTAAAAATGCATGTACAAAAGTTGATGTCGTGCCTCCGGGGCGTTGCTCAACCGTATATGTAACACGCTCCATCAATGATTCAATTTGCGCTTTAGTTACTCGGGGCGCCACAGACTTTTCAGCTAACTCTTGCTCTGTTACTTCTTTGATCATTTTCTTCTCACAAAAAAAGCACCCGAAGGTGCTATTGAATTAATAAATTGGTTTAATTAGAAATTGAGGTTTTAATTGTCACACCAGTTAGAAAGTATTTTTCTGAACCACCCAAGCATGTGGCACTAGAAAAATTCGCATAAACATCTTGAACATTTATGCCTGTATCTTTTTCAAATTTACTGATCAATTCAGCAATATGGCCTGTTAGTGTTCTTTCTAACTCTTCTTTTCTCTTTACATATTCAGCAACTGATATTTCAGACATTTTTACCACCTTTCGCTACGTTTACTTTGTTAAAAGTGCTCTTGGCTCATCACCTACTAAGCGGACTCCATTCTCACCATAAGCCTCGAATGTTACGCTAATCGTTGTTGGTCCATCTTGAGCATCACTATTCATATGAACCGCTTTTTGCCCTGCCAGTGGCATTCCAGTTTCTTCATCACACACAACTAAAAAGCCTTTTAAGATTGGGTGACGCTTAAGTACTAAATGTCTAACTTTTGATTCACTCATAAGCCAAACTCCATAAATGACAAAAGCGCCGTTTGGGCGCTTATATGGGTGAAAATTGTGTCTTAAGTGAGTTTAGGATTGCCTGTCATCAGCAATAATTACTCACAGTTAAATCCAGTACCAACAAGGTCTTTTTTCAAATTTGAAACGAGAGTTTGCTGTTCCTGCTGTTGCCCACTAAGATAATTTTTATCTAGAGTCTCTGCACCATCAATAGATTTATAAAGCTCTTTAGATTCCTCTAAATTGTCTTTTAAAAACGTGGTGAGGTTTAGTTTCGCCTGGGCAGCTCTACATAAATTATTTTTAGCTTCTAAATATTGAGTAGCCTGTTTTACTTGACCAGTTGTAGGATCAAAAGAATATGCATTTGCCATTGCTGACTCCAAAGCTTCAGACAAACGATCATATTCTTTAAGATATTTTTGACTTGGTTCAGCTAAACAAGTGATGGAAATTAGAGTTAGACATACAAAAGCTATTGTTTTCATATTGTATAAATTCTGATGTTTTAAAAAATATAACATAAGAAAAAATTACAGACCCAACTTTTTAATAGATTTTTCATCCAACTTTCTTAACTCAGCTAAGCTATACAAACGGCCTTCAGGATCAAAGAACTTTTCAAAATCAAACTTTCCTTCTTTATAAAGCTTGTACCTCTTTGGTCCTAGCCATTCCTTTTGAAAGAAATCATCTGTTTTCTTAAAGAACTCTTTGAATGTGGTGTTTGCGTCCAGTTGCCCTATTAATTGGCTACGCTCATCTTTCGGGATGTCCTTTACTTTGCGCTCATCCATTACAAATGGACGTTCCCCTAGGAGTTTCCCATCTTTCTCAACTGGTACCAAAATACTGCGGCAATGAGGATGCAACGGTGGTACACGTTTGGCGGGGTCGTTTATTTCCCAGATGGAGCCATCAAGCGAAGCACACAACTTAGAAGTTCTTCCATCAAGTACACTAACAAATCGTACATATTCAAAGCCCAATTGATTAAAGCTATTCAGATATGCTTGATTAGCCACATGACTGCGCACAGTTCTAACAGTGCGATCAATATCAGTCTTGGTACCATTTAAGATTCCATCTTCATAATTGAGCCGTTTGGTACCACGAATACGCTGAACAATTTCCTGATTGGTTTTGCCAGTGCTGATTCCATCACGAATTGCATACTCAACTTTTTGGCGGGCATTTTCTGCAATTCTTGATAAAAGATCATCAACCAATGCTCCACCAGCCAAGGGCACTTTTTTTGCTGCTGTGAACAGCTTTTCACCATCGGGCTTATTTATCTTTGCGCCGAATAACTTTGCCATATAGCTGGCTTCATATACGGCCATCGCAGTAGCTGAAACTGCGAAAGCTTCTGGCAAGCTTGTGTTTACACTACTAAACCATTGAGAAATTAAATCTCTTATTTCCCTGAGATTTGAAGTTGTGTATTTCCCTCCAGCTAAAGCTATCTTTTCTGAATCACTAAGTTCATCCAATAAATCACGAAGCTTTGAAAGCATTGCGTTCGTATCATCATTGAATAAACCCAATAATTCATTTACTGATTGCGAAGAAGCACGATAAAGATAAGCCTGATGTTGAGTGAGTACCTCCAAAAGATTTTTATTATCTTTAGCCATATCACCATACCTATAGATTCACTGTTCCGTCTTTTTCGCCTTCGATGTTGTCCAGCTCTTCTTTATACTTTTGTTTTGGGAACATTCCAGTCTGGTTATATTCCCACCAAGATTTAAACGAAGAACGGCCCTGTAGTGCTGCCTCATACAATTGCCGTGCTAGTTCAGCTTGATATCCTTGTTTATTAAATTCCTGACTAATTTCGAACATCAGTTCATCTTTAGTCAGAACATCAACATTAGGCGTTACAAACTTAGCTGCCCATCTTAAAGCCATCGAAAAAGCTTCATTCATATTCACAACACAAAGTGAAAGAACGGAATGCTGCACGGCGTCATCACTGTTAGATTCTGTAGCAGTCTTTTTGGCCGCTGAACCCTTTTCAATTAAGCGCGCACCCATCTCTTTCATCTGTTCCCATTTATCCTTCATAGCTTCGCGAGCTAAAGTGTTTGGATCTGCTTGTACAATCCCCAAATCACCGTTTTCAGGTAAAGGTAACAGGACTTTTGCACCGATATAAATTCCACGCTTTTTGGCCTCGTCGTACCAAGCCCAATTGACTCCCTTTGCATAAAACTGTGGTTGGCCCATATAAAAAACGGACTCTTGAAAGTCCGCACTATCTCTATAATGAGCTAAATTAAGATTTGCCAATGGGAGCAATGGAGGCTTTTTAATCTCTTCAGAGTTATCAATAGCCCCCACAAAGGTGAAAGGAATATATGACCAAGTATCACCGTTATAATCAGTTGGGAATTTCTTTTCACCTCCCACCCATATGCCCTTATCGCCCTTGATATAGACCTGTACCGAATAGGCGTAAACTCCTTCACTATTTGGCTCTAACCTTAAGACACGATACTGCTCCACTTCCGTTTTACTAAAGCCATCACCGCCCCTCTCAGAAGTAAATTCACGGATGACTACTAAACAAAGCTTTTTCTGGTTATCAATCATCATTGAATCCCAATTGATCACATCAATGGCATTCAATAAGTGAATCATCGGGTAGGCTTTTTGCTGTTTAAACTCCGCAAGATTTCGTGCCGGTGTAACTGCAGGATAGTCAACATATAAAGCGCATCGGTAATGCTTTAATAAGTGTCGAATACCCGTTTGTGCCAATTGATAAGCACTCAAGCCAGCGCCGTTAGCATTGCGTTCTAAGTGAGCTAGTTCTGGAGGAAACTTAAAACTAGGATCTGTTGCAAAAGCTGCACCGACTAAGCTATTAGATGTTGTACCTGTAACTTCATAAAAAACTGCTCGCATTAAGTAGGCTAGATAAGCACTCTTATTTGCTTGGGTCTTATCATGAGCATTGGGTTTCGGCAGATACTTTTCTCCTTTAGCTTTTACAGCATCCTCGCCTTCACACACATCATCTAGCTTCTGCCAATATGGCAAGTTTTTAACATATTCAGGATGTTTAAAAGTTACGTCACTCATCGAGCAAATCCCATATCAGCAAAGAAGGCTTCAAAACCTCCATTCAATTCATTAAATGCATCTGAACCAGCATCAACTTGGTCGTCATGCGTTCCATTTGGAAAATTGCGAAGCTCTTCAATAAAGTCTTTATTCCAATCACCTCTAAGCATTCTCACGTTACCCACGTTAACTTGTGCCGCAAAAGGTTGTGCACGTGTGAGTTTGTCTCCCGAAACTGGTTTGGCTTTGACGTCATATCCTGCAAGAAGTTTTACGAATGCACTTGCTTGTGATTTACCAGCTTGACCAGGATCTTGAGGAATCCTTACCGTTACACCCATCCCATCTAACTCTGTGACTTGTTTTAAGCGCTTATTGACATTGTCTGGACCAAGTTGCCCTTTGGTTACATCAACGATATAGGTAAAGCCATCTGCGCCAAGAGCTTCTCTAACACCTGCTGTAAAGTCGCCTTCATTCTCAGTAGCACCGAAGTCCCATGCCCTTACTTGCTTCACTACATCAGCAGGTAAAGCATCCACAATTTCAATATTGTCAGGCTTAAAAAAACCGCCTGCTGGCGGTGATGGCATTTGACGATATTGCCCGGCAAAAACATACGGCGCAGCTTGCTCCATTTGCTTCAACTTTTGAATATTGTGCTTTGCTGGCCACAATGCAGATCCGTCTTCTTGAATAGCCGAAAGACATAGATGCTCCCAAACCTCACCGTTACCACCAGCTACAGGAACGCCGTCTTTTCTATCACCTAGCAGCCATCCTGCCAAATCATCTTCATGAAGACGCTGCATAATGACAATAATTGGTGTTTCCGGTGAGTTAGTACGAGACTCGAGAGTATTTTGGAACCAGTCAATTACACCTTCACGGATAGTTTTTGATTTGGCTTCATCGGCCTTATGCGGGTCATCAATGATGATGCAACCACCAAAGCCTTCACGCATTTTGCCTGCACCAAAACCTGTAATGGTACCGCCAGTACCAGTCGCATAGCAGACTCCGCCTGCATCTGTGCGCCAGAAATCCTTAGCTTTACTATCCTCACGTAACTTAAGATCAGGAAAGACCTTTTTATAAGCCTTTTCTTGAACCATATTACGAGTCTGAAATGCATTATTTGCGGCAAGCATTGCCGAGTAACTGATATGAATAAACTCACAGTCTGGATTCTTACCAAAACACCAAGCCATGAAATTAATTACAGCAATTTCAGTTTTAGAATATCGTGGTGGAACGTTAATAATTAACCGCTTTATCTCTCCGCGATAAACTTTCATTAAAGCTTCGCAGATTTCTAAGTGGTGCCAATTTTGCATCCATTTATAACCACGGCGCTCCTTAAACATGTACCTTGTGAAGAAATATAAATCTTCTTGCGCCTCGATCCGGATGGCTTTATCCCGAGCCGCATCAGTACTCATCTAAGACTTCCCTCCGCGCTTTTAAGTAATCTTCCATTGGAACTGGAATTTCAGTATTAACTGTTTGGACTGGTCCGCCGTCTTTGCCTGTAATTTCTTGGCGATTAGTAAATTGACCACCAATGTCTTTAGCGGCTTGTTCAAGAATTTTTAAGGCTGTTTTGACGTTTCTAGTCTTCTCAAGCTGTCTTTGGTATTGCTTCAATCGGTAGAACTTATTGGCAATTGGAATATCAATTAAGCCTTTATCAAACTCATCTCTGGTTTTTTCAAATAGTTCGACATACTTTTTGCTTAAGTTCTTACCAGCAACCTTTGTAGGGTCATAAGTTGCAACTTGAACACGATCTATATCAACGCCAAACTCTTGTTTTACGAGTTCAGCCACTTCTTGAGGTGTATCACGACAAGCAAGAGACTGAACTATAAAGATTTTCACAGGCTCTTTTAGTGTCGCCATAACTTCCTCATCGTATAACTACGTATAACAAAATGGGCAAAAAAAAGAGCCATTTGGCTCAATTGATTACACAGTTTCCGCAGCATTTTGAAATATCAAGATTCGAAACAAACGGCGGATTTTTTGCGACCTCAATAAGTCGCTTAACATTTTTGCTTGGTCCATAACGTTTAACTACGCCAATAAACTCTTCAACGTCATGACCTGCAAGATAGTGCTTAGGAAGACCAGAACTATCGCTATAAACAATTTCTCCGTCCTCGTCTCTCATCACTCCAATGTGGTAAAGCTCATGTTCAAGTAAGTAACAGAACTCTGTATCGTTTGCACGCTCACAGAAAGAAGCGTCGACAGTTATTAAGTATGTTGGCACAAAGCCGAACCAGTCTCGCATCTGTTGCTCTTGTCTGGCCTTACGCCATCCACCAACATTGAACATGACTTTTTCGCACTGGCCTAACACCATAGCTTGCTTGCTTTTATATGCAGAAGAGGCCCAAGCAAATGCTAAAAATTCTTCATTATCGTGAAGCAGCTCAGCTATGTGATCATGATCGGGGTTATAAAGAGGTCCACCAATAGTTAAGTAATTAGCAACAACCCATTTTTTTAGATCTGGTGCTGGTGTTAGTCTTATTGCTTCTTCTTCATCTGCTTGATCAATAAAATCAGTCGGTGGAAATGGTCTGATCTGCTCCATCTTCAATTCTCGCTAATTCGTCTTTTATCCAGTTAATGACATATCCCGACAAAACAGAGTCTGGATGAAAGCGCTCTATTTTGTAACCCATCTCTTCAGCATGATCATATCGATCAAGACTCCATGCTTTATTTGACAGTTTTCCACTACGCCCACCAGACCAGGAACCGCCCTCAATTTCAATGAGCAAACGCAATTTCACAATATGAAAGTCAAAGCGCCAGTGTTTGGTATGGATCGGTTGAAACTTCTGTTCAAATCCAATCGCCAAATCCTCAAGCTCTTCCTTAAGTGTTGCCTCAGCCTCGAGATATTTTTGTGTAGGCTTTGGCAGTGGCCGGCTTTTAGGTTTAGTTTTAGGTTCTTTTTTCCGAGTAAGCCAAAAGTATTCTGTAGAATCCATTATTCTTACCCATAAAAAAACCGCCCTAAGGCGGTGGCTAAAAATAGAGACAACTAACTATTATTTCTTAAAAGTTGCCTTATAAAGCTTTGAATTAAAGTAATCCGTAATTTCTTTACCTTCGGTTTGAATTTTTTCCTCATTTAAAGGTAAAAAATCTAATTCATATTTCAAGCTCATATACTCTGGAATAAATTTCTTTATAGGCGGAGGTGGTTTAGGTCCACCTTCTGTAATTTTTTCGATAAATCCAGCTAACCATAAAATATACTCACCTTCTGAATTATGAGGAGGAATCAAACTCACATCTATTTTTACTTTACATTCATCTAATTGTTTACTAAACAATTCAACAAAATCAATAAAATTATATTTTAATTTAAATTCTGTTCCCTCAATTTCTCTGCGTATACATGTCATAAGTAAGTTCATATTTTCAATACAGTCATGTGAAAACAATTCCTCATCTTTAATTTTGTTATAAATATTTTCCGCAAACATGAGATACTGTGGCAT